AGATTCGGCGTCCTTGGCTCGCCATTATGTACGGTGAATTCGGCCTTTGCCAATACATTTTCTTTCTGGTGTTGCGTCCGGGCAACACCAGCCGTATAGATCAATAAGCGTACAATTGAACACGCGACGGGCGCGTCGGGCGGACTGATCATCCGCCAGTCGGGCCGGGTCGAAGGCAATGAAAGGCTGTGCAGGAGCCTGCACCTTCTGCACAGCCTTCTTCTTTTGGCCCGGCCCAGCCCGCCACGGCGGGAGCAGCGATGGCGACGTTTGCGGAACAGATGGTTGCGAAGTACGAGGCGCTGCTTCAGACGAGCGCCGGCCTGGACACCGTGTCCGTGGACGGGCAGTCGGTTCGGTACGCGGACGTGGAGGCGAAGTACCGGTACTGGAAGCGCGAGGTCGCCCGCGAGAAAGGCCAGCGGCCGCAGGCGGCAAGCATCAACCTGGGTGGATTCTGATGGATGGGCTTCTGCACAAGGCGCGGCGTTACCTGTTCGGCTACGATGCCGTCGAGTCGAAGAACCGGCGGCAGGCGCCGACGGGCCGCCTGCGCTCCGAGGACAAGGAACTCCTCCCCCACCAGCGCCGAAAACTCACCAGCGCCGCCCGCGACATCCAGCGCAACTTCACCATCGCCGCTTGGGCCATCCGAAAGCACCTCGACTACGTGAGCACGTTCTCGTTCCAGTCCCGCACCGGGAGCGCTGACCTCGACGGGCGGATCGAGAACCTCATGGACTGGTGGTCCCGGCCGGCGAACTGCGACGTGGCCGCGCGACATTCGTTCCCGCGCCTCGTGCGCCTGGCCGAGGAACGCCGCACGGTGGACGGCGACATCTTCTTCCTGAAACTCTCCGATGGCCACCTCCAGGCCATCGAGGGCGACCGCGTCCAGACGCCGACGAGCGGCCTGCCGCAGGGCATCCTCCCCACGGCGTTCGTCCACGGCGTCCAGGTGGACGAGGCGGGCCAGGCCCTGGGCTATGCCGTCTGCAAGCGGCCCATCACGGGCGGCGACCTTGCGTTCGAGCGGCTCATCCCGGCCGCGTATGTCGTCCACCATGCCTTCTTCGACCGTTTCGACCAGGTGCGGGGCATCTCGCCCCTGGCGGCGGCCATCAACACCCTGCGCGACACCTACGAGGGGTTCGACTACGCCCTGGCGAAGGCGAAGGTGGCCCAGATGTTCGCCCTGGCGTTCTACCGCGAGGCGGTCGAGCCGCTGGGCGAGGTGACCGGCGAGGATGCCGATGGCGACGGGACGCCGGAGAAGGGTTACCAGGTGGACTTCGGCCGCGGGCCGGTCCTCCTGGACCTGGAACCCGGCGATCGCGCGGAGTTCCTGGAGTCGAAGTCGCCCTCGACCGAGTTCCAGGCATTCACGCAGACGATGATCCAGACGGCCCTCAAGGGCCTGGACATCCCGTACTCCTTCTTCGACGAGGCCCACACGAACTACTCGGGCGCCCGGCAGGCCCTCCTTCAGTATGAGCAGTCGGCCGACGTGAAGCGCGGCGACGTGCGGCTCATGCTCGATAATCTCACGGCGTGGCGGCTGCGCCTGTTCATCGCCGACGGGGCGCTGGAACTGCCTCGCGGCATGACGCTGGCGAACCTGCGGTGGGAGTGGATCGCCAAGGGCATCCCGTGGATTGACCCGCTGAAGGAAGTGAACGCCGACATCGCCGCCATCGGCGCGGGCCTCGCGTCCCGCACCGACGTGCTGAAGCAGCAGGGCAAGGACTTCTTCGACGTGGCCGACCAGTTGGCGGCGGAAAACCAGTACCTCGAATCCCTGGGCCTGCCCACCAACGTCGCCGCCGCCAATGCCCAGATTGTGGAGATCACCAATGGCTGAGCCAGGGGCCATGACGCTGGAATCCGCCCGCCAGACGGGCCACGTGCCCGCGTCCGCCCTGCGGATGGTCGTCGGCCCGTTTGAGTTGGGCGACAACGGCGAGGGCGCCAAAAGCGCGCCCATCCACATGAAGGCCCGCACCGCCCAGCCCGTCCAGCACTGGTTCTGGGGCCGGGTGGTCCACGACATGGCCGGGATGCGGCTGCACAAGGACCGCATCCCCATCGACTACATGCACGACCCGGCCGAGGTCATGGGATATTTGAACCATTTTCACGCCGACACTGACGGCCTCGAGGTAAGCGGGGCGCTTGTGCCCTACAAGGACAGCGACCGGGCCTCGGAGATCATCCACAAGGCCCGCGCCGGCGTGCCCTACGAGGCCAGCATCAACTTCGGCGGCCCAGGCATCAAGGTCGAGGAGGTCGCCCAGGGCCAGGTCGCACAGGTGAACGGCTTCCAGTTTGCCGGCCCCGGCACCATCATCCGCGAGTGGCCCCTCAGGGGCGTGGCCGTATGCCCTTACGGGGCCGACATGAACACCCGGTCCGAACTCGCCCAGGGCGAGAGCATCCCTGTCACGTTCACGAACCTGCCCGCTGTGGTGGGCACAGGAAAGGAAACCGCAATGTCCGAACAGAAACCCGCCGAGGCCGTGCCGCCCGTCGTGGTGCCCATCGTGGTGCCCGTGCCGGCTGTTGACGCGCCGAAGACTGAAGCATCCGCTGAGGCCCCCAAGCCGGGGGCCGTGGACGCGGGGAAGAAGGAACCCCCGGCACCCGCCGCCCAGCCCGCCGTACCTGGCGCCGCGGAACTGTCGGCTGCGCGGGCCGAGTGCAAGGCCTTTCTCGATGCCTTCGGCCCGAAGGGCGGCGAATGGTTCGCCGCCGGAAAGACGTTGGCTGAGGCCCAGGCGCTCCATGCCCAGGAACTCCGCGCTGAAAACGAGGCGCTGAAGGCCCGCCTGGCGGCCCTGGACCGGGGCGAGAAAGCGCCCGTGCCGTTCCAGCCGGAGAAGCGCGACGATGCGCGGGCGAAGCGCCGGGCGGAACTCAAAGGCAAGGTCGGCGACAACCTCGCCGCCTTTGCCGCCGAAATCGACTGCACCAGAAAGAAGGAAGGGAACTGAAACATGACACTGCCCACACTGCTTGACATCGCCAAGGCGAACGGGTCCGACGGCGTCGTCGGCCTGATTGACGAGGCCACCAAGGCCCACCCGGAACTCACCCTGGCGCCGGCCCGCACCATCAAGGGCCTGAACTATAAGACCCTGGTGCGGACGGCCAACCCGACGGTCGGCTTCCGCAACGCCAACGAGGGCACCGCGGCCACCAAGGGGACCTACGAGAACCGGCTCGTGGAGACGTACATCCTGAATCCGCGGTGGGAATGCGACAAGGCGGTCGCCGACCGGTACGAGGACGGGCCGGAGGCGTACATCGCCCTGGAGGCCTCGGCGATCCTCGAAGCGGCCATGCAGGCGCTGGCCACGCAGTTCTACTATGGCACGGGGGCCGACGCGAAGGGCTTCCCGGGCCTTGTGGCCGCCTACGACGCGACCAACATGGTCGTGGACGCCGGCGGCACCACCGCGACCACGGGTTCCAGCGTCTGGGCACTGCGGTTCGGCCCCACCCACGTGACCTGGGTGTACGGCAATGGCGGCAGCCTGGCACTGTCGGATGTGGCCGAGCAGCGCATCCTGGATGCGAGCGACAACCCGTTCACCGCCTACGTCCAGGAACTCCTGGCGTATCCGGGCCTCCAGGTGGCGAGCCTGTATTCCATCGGCCGCATCAAGAAACTGACGGCCGACTCAGGCAAGACCCTGACCGATGACCTCGTCGCGGAACTCCTGTCGAAGTTCCCGGTGGGTGTCCGCCCCGACGTGCTCCTGATGAGCCGCCGCAGCCTGCGGCAACTTCAGGACAGCCGCACGGCCACCAACGCCACCGGCGCCCCGGCGCCGTTTCCGACGGAATCGTTCGGCGTGCCGGTCGCGCCGACCGACGCCATCACCAACACCGAAGCCCTGACCCTGTAACACGTCCGCTGGCAGCCTGCCCGCTTATGGCGGGCAGGCGCCCGCGGCGCATGAAAGGAACGAAACATGGGATTCGCAGTGAAAGATGCACTTCTGAAGGTCACCAAGGCCCTGCCCAACGGCGCGGCCACCGTCTATTCCGACGGCATCGACCTGGGGCACGGTAGCCGGGGCGACTTCTTGGCCCATGCGGAGGTGAAGGTCAGCGGCCCCGCCCTGACGACCACCCAACAGCCCAACGCCAAGACTCTGACGTACACGATCCAGCACGACGACGATGCCGCGTTCGGGACCGTCGCCGACCTGTATCCGAGCGTCCTCGTGCAGACGGGGGCCGGCGGCGTGGGGGCAGCGGCCGCCGAGTTCGCGGCCCGACTGCCGGTGGACGTGAAACGCTACGTCCGCGTCAAGGCCGTCGGCAGCGCCACGGGTGATTCCAGCGGCTCGAGCCTGACGTTCGAGGTCCTGCTCTAAGGGACCGGCCATGCCCGATGTCTTTGCCGACGCGACGGCCGCCCTTGCCGCGGCGCTTGCGGGTGCCTGCGGCCTGGCGGTGACGTACCGGCGGGGCGAGACCTCGGTCGAGGCGACGGCGTGGCGCAGTTGCCTGCGGGCCGAGGTGGACCGCGGGATGGGCGTCCTGGAGGAGTTCGAGGTGTGGGACTGGTTTCTGCCAAAGGCGGCGCTGGAGGCGCTGGGGCTTCCGAAGGCGGGCGACTGCATCGTGGCCCCCGACGGCGCGACGTATGAGGTCGCGGGCCTGCCCGGCCAGCGGCACTTTCAGTATTCGGGGAGCGCCAAAACGCTTCTTCGGATTCACACGAAACTGATTGGCACGGAGACGTGACGATGGGCGAGCCGACTGACCATGACCTGCTGATCCGCATCGACGAGCGCGTCGCCAAACTCGACCGCTGCATGAGCAATCACCTCGCGCACCATTGGACCGTCTCGGTGGCGGTCCTGGGGGCCGTGCTCACGGCCCTGGCCTCGCTCGCGGTTGCCCTGGGGACGAGATGACATGGCCGTCATCACCGACATCGCGGACGCCGTGGTGGCCGAGATGAACGGCCATGCGTTCAGCCAGGCGTTTACGGCCGTGCGGACCTACGACACGACCCTCGCGCTGGAAGACGCCGGGACGCTGCACGTGACGGTGGTGCCCAAGGCCCTCGCGGAGGAGGCGGCGAGCCGGGCCGCCGACCAGGTGGACTACGTGATCGACGTGGGCGTCCGTAAGAAGCCGGCAAGCGTCTCGAACGCCGAGATGGACCCGCTGGTGTCGCTGGTCGAGGAAATCCGCACCTTCTTCCGGCGGCGGCGCCTGGCGGCCTACCCCGGCGCGATGTGCATCCAGACGCCCATCGAGCCGGTCTTTGCGCCGGAGCACCTGCGCGAGTACGGGCAGTTCACCAGCATCCTGAGCCTGACGTTCCGGGTAGTGAGGTAGAGGGACCATGAGCACGACCCAAAAGGTACTGACCCACTGCTCGGTCACGGTCGATGAATCGACGAACCTGACCGTCATCGAACAAAGCCTCGTGGCCCTGGCTGGGACGAACGTTGCGGCCGGGGCCGTCGGCAACGTAAGCGTCGGCTCCTCGACGACGGTGGTCCTGGCCGCCGGTGTGAAACGCGAGCGAGTCGTCTTGACCAACGATTCGGACGAGAAAATCTACATCGCCGTCGGCGCCGCCGCCGAGAGCGCCAAGGGCATACCCCTGGCCGCCAACGGCGGGGCGGTAATCCTGACGCCTAGCGGTGGCTGCAAACTGGCCATCAACGCCATCTGCGCGAGCGGCGGCAAGACCCTGGCCTACCAGACCTTGAGCACGTCGTAAGGAGCACCGCATGGTGACGATGGAACTGACTGAGGCGGAGACCGAGCAAGTGCGAATCATGCGTCTGGCGCCCGCCGAGTACGCCGCCGCCCAAAGGGCCAAGGCCGACGCGAGGCGGCAGGAGATTCTGGACCGGCTGCCCCCCGACCAGCGGGCGGCGGTTGAGGCGGAGAGGGCCCGCGTCGCGGCCCTCGCGCCCGATGTGCGGCGGGCCGAGATGTTGCTGCGGCAGAAGGTCGCCATCGAGGGGCAACTAGGCTCCGCCCTCATGGCCGCCGTCCTCGCGGACCCTGAGAAGGTCGCCAGTCTCGCCGCCGACGCCCAGGCGGAAGCGGCGGGGTTCGCCATGCGAGGGACCATCGTGAAGGGGTGATGCGTGCCTATCCGTTACTGGTATAAGGCCGGAGCGGACACCGCGTGGGACACGCTGACCGGCAACTGGTGGCTTGACGCCAACCACTCACAGCAGGCGCCCTCGTTGCCGGCCGACGGCGACTACGTCCATTTCCGCGGAGACATCGCGCCGACCTCCGGCCCCTCGTCGTCCCTGGCCCTGGGCGCGTTCAACACCGCTGGGCTGGGGGCCGACTCACTTTCAGAGTCGGTGACGGCGAACATCTCCATCCAGTCCGGCGGCTATCTGACGATGGGCAACGACGTCTCCCCTCCCCCAATGCCAGGCAACGCTCATGCCTGGGGCGGGACCACCGCCGCCACGGGAACTTTCTCGTTCAACGACGCGGCGTACATCGCGCCCGATGGCGCGGTCGGTGACGGCGCGCTCTTCAATGACTCAGCCAGTTGTCAAGGCGTGGCCGGAGACTACGCAACGTTCCACGACACGAGTTACGGCTCTGGCTCCGGTTGCATCATCGGCGACTACGCCATCTTCGGCGACTCGTCCTATTGCGACGGGGGCACGGTGGGCGACTATTATGTCGTCACATCGACGGAGTTTTTCGATTACCAGCCCCTCTCGATGGGCCTTACCGCCCCGCTGCCAGCGGAGAGCGACGTGCGAAGCGGCGAGACGTTCGGCCAGCAGCAAACGGGCACGTGCGTTGTTCCGGATGCGGCCAGCGTCCTATTTACCGTGCCTGTGGACGATACGACCGGCTCGTTCAGAGGGATTGTCGACATATACGGGTTCGTCTATGCCGCGGGCATCATCGCTTCAAACGGCTACTATGATGCGACAGGCTCGCTCAACGCAGAAGGCTCCCGCTACTCGCTCGACTACGTTCTGACCACGGCGGGCGGAACGCTCACCTTGCCAGCCGCAGCCAACGTCTGGTACGGGTCCGGCGCTTATGGGGTTGGCGGAACGGGCTCAACGCCCTCCAAGCGGGCCAGTTCCATCACGAACTGCGTGGCGGGGAACGTCAAGAACGGCGTGGCCATCGACAATGTGACGGGGACCTATGTTAGTACCTCTTTGTTGCCCGTCTCAGCGCTGGTGGTTTAGGGCTAGGGAGGAAACCTATGTTCGTGGCCGTGAACATCGGTGATATGAGGAAGAAGAAGCGCTGAAAGGAGACCGTCATGGGCGTGAAACTCGGCGACGAGATGAAACTGTACTTCTGCGCGGCCGGCATCGGCGGCACGCCGACCTGGACCGAACTGCCCATCGTCAAAGACGTGAAACTCAACACGTCCAAGGGCGAGGCCGATGTGACCACGCGCGCGAGCGGCGGATGGAAACAGGTGGTCGGCACCCTCAAGGATGCGAGCATCGAGTTCGAGATGGTCTGGGACACGGCGAGCGAAGCCTTCCAGGCCGTCAAGGACGCCTACTTCGGCGGCACGCTCCTGGGCCTGGCGGTCATGGACGGCCCCATCGACGCAGAGGGGTCCGAGGGCCTGTGGGCCGACTGCGCGATCCTGAAGTTCGACCGCAACGAGCCGCTGGAGAACGCCGTGACCGTCAGCGTGACGGCCAAGCCGACGTACTCGGCCGACGTGCCGCAATGGAAGGTCATCGGGGCCTAACGCAAGCGCGGCCTGACGCCGCACGAAAAAGGAGACGCCCATGTCCGTAAACGTCGCTTATCAGGCCAAGGTCGCCGTGACCGAGACCCTGGAGGCCAATGTCCCCGCCACCCCGAGCGGCTCGCGCTCGGTGGTCCACTCGGCGTGGGATTCCACCAAGACGTTGAAAAACGACTCGACGCCGCCCGCGACGAAGGTCGCCGCGTTCGAGAAGGCCCTCACGGTGGGCACCGCCACCATCGACCTGGCGGCCATGACCGGCACGAACGGTGCGACCGTCGTCGGCTCGGGCCTGCGCGTCCAGGTCCTGAGGGTGCGGGCGCCGGCAACAAACGGCAACCCGATCACCATCGCCAAGGGCGCCTCCAACGGCTACGACGGCCTCGGTGCGGACTTCTCGCATACGCTGGTGCCGGGCGGCGAGGCGACGTTCTTCCTCAACGATGCCGGCGGCGACATCGGCGGGAGCAACAAGACCCTCGACCTCGCGGGCACGGGCAGCCAGGTGCTCCAGGTCGAGGCCGTACTCGGCTAACAGGAAGGAGGGTACATGAAGGCTTTCACCGACAGTCAGGGCCGCACGTGGAACGTCACCGTAAACGTCGGCGCCATCAAGCGTGTCCGCGATCTCTTGGGCGTGGACCTCCTGGACGTGGCCAATGGCGACCTGCTCTCGCGCCTGGCCGACGATCCATGCCTCCTGGTGGACGTGCTCTTCGTCCTCTGTAAGCCGGATGCCGATGCCGCCAAGGTCACCGATGAGGACTTTGGCCGGGGGATGGTCGGCGGCGTGCTGGACGAAGCGTCCGGGGTCCTGATGAAGGAACTCCTGGATTTTTTCCCGAGCGCCCAGCGGGCCATGGCGCTGGGCAGGATGGCCAGAAAGATCGTCGAGCAGGAAGCGGCCCTCGCGCAGGCGGTCGAGGCGATGAAGCCCCTGATCGAAGCGGCGCGAGAGACGCCTGGCGCCTCATCTGGCAACTCGCCGGCATCGTCGGCATCGACCCCGGCGGCCTGACGCTCCGGCAACTGGTGTGGATGGCCGAGGCGCGGGGCCGGGATGAATGGGGCCGGATGTCGTCGCTTCTGGCGCTCATTGCCAATGTGAACCGCGACCCGCGCCGCACGCGGGCCTTCAAGCCGGCGGATTTCAACCCGTATGAGGCGCGGCGGCCGGCCGGTATCCCGCTCAAGAAAGCGAACATGGGACTCTTGAAACAGGTCTTTGTGGACAGAAAGGGAGAATGAACCATGACCCGCCGAAACTGGACCGTCTACCTGACGCCGCCCCTGATCGCCGCCATCCTGCTTGCCGCCGGCTGCCACAAGCCGGATCTTCCGACGCAGCCGCCGCGCCTCGTCGAGACGGCCACCAAGGCGGGCGATGCTGGCGCGGCGATCTCGCGTGCTGCCGACACGGCTACCGTGAACATCGACGGCGCGGCCGTGAAGGTCAACGAGGTGGCCGGCGTGGTTGGAGTCCAGGCCCAGGCCCTCCGCGAGGCGACGCCGGTGGCCGAGCCGGTCGCCAAGGTGCTCGATGCCCAGGCCGACGCGCTGCAAAACGACGTGACCCCGAAACTGGTGGTCGCCCGCGAGGCCATCGCGGAAATCTCCCGCGAATCCAAGGTCGTGATTCAGGTGATCGTGCCGGAACTTCGGCAGGCGGATATTGCCGCACAGGCCGTCGCCAAGGAGCGCGACACTTGGCAGGCCAAGGCCGTGGCCGCCGAGAAGCGCATCGAGGAAGAGCGGGCCAAGGCCGATGGCGCCGTGCGGGCGGTCCTCAAGTGGCTGATCGTGGCGGGCGTCGGCATCCTGGCGGTCGGCGTGTTCCTGGCGCTGAAGGTGGACATGAAGGCGGGCTTGGCCGTCTCGGCCGGGGCGCTGCTTCTGGTCGGTGCCGCCACGCTGGTCCACCAGTACCTTGAGTGGATCGCCATCGGGGCGGCCGTCCTTATCGCTGCCGCCATCGGCGGCGTGGCGTGGATGCTCTGGCGCTCGCGCCAGGCGTTCTTCGAGACCGGCAACCTCGTCGAGGCCATCAAGCAGCAGATGGACCCGGAGACCGTCAAGGCCATCTTCGGCGACGGGGCCGTGCCGGGCCTGGTGCAC